ATTGTTTTTTTTTTAATTTCTTTATCCAAATCTGGTAAAATGCGTGCAATGCGTTGTCTTGGTTTGAAAGGTAATTATGCTGTAATGCTTGATCATTATCATCATGTGAATGTTCAAAATTTGAAAGAATGTGATTTTATGTTTTCTCGTGAGGGCACTATGATTAAGGTTAATTATAGTGATATTGAATTTAAAGCTTTGTCTGATTCTGCTTTGATTGTTATAAAATTGCCTAAGTATATTCCTTATTTTGTCGATATTGTTAAATTTATTATGACTCAACAACAATCCGCTAGTATTCCTGCTAGAGGATTTTTACTTGAATTTGAATTGCCTGATGGTTATTGTGATCGAATGCAATTAACCGTACATACTGAAATTTTAAAATTTAAAGATTCTTTAGAAGTTCCTGCAGAAGTTGAAGGAATTTCTCCTACTGTTGTAGATCGAGTAATTGAGTATCAAACTAGTAAAAAGGGATTATGTGGTAGTGTTCTTATTGGGGACCTTAATACTAATAATCCCATTTTAGGTATTCATATTGCTGGAACTACTAATGGTCGTTTTGGTTTTGCCGAAGCTATTATTCAAGAAACTTTTATTGATCTTGTTTCAGATACTATTAGCGATAACGATTTTGTTTTACCTCAAATGATTGATCTTAAACATGCAAAAGTTTCTCTTATGAGTAATGTTGAATTGATTTGTGCTGTTGATAAAACGGCTGAACATTCTTCTCCTGGGAAATCTAAACTTATTAAATCTGAGTGTTTCGAAGAGTTTTGTGAAAGTGTTTATGAACCTCCTGTGTTGCATCCTAATGATCCAAGAATTGAGGAAAATCGGTTCTCGCCAATCGTTGCTGGATGTGAATATCATGGTTACGTTCCTAGACCTTTTGAGAAGACTTATTTTGATGGTGCTTATGACGATTTTAAATCTTTGATTCTTTCAAATGTTCATCCTGTTAAAACTCCAGTTGGTGTTTTGACTGTTGAACAGGCTGTTTGTGGTTTTGAGCATGAGGGATATGACAAAATGGAAATGGATACTTCTGAAGGTTATCCATTTATTATGCGTCGTCCTCATGGTGCGACGAATAAAAAATGGCTTTTTGACCTTCATGTTACACCTACGAAGTATGAATTGCGTGGTCTTGATCCTTATCTGGAAAGTGTTATGCAAGAAAAGCAAGCTTTGAGAGAGAAAGGGATTGTGCCTGTTACGGTTTTTATTGATTGTTTGAAAGATTCAAAGATTCATAAAGATAAAGTTAGAATCCCTGGTAAAACTCGGATATTCTCAATTAGTCCTGTAGATTTTTCTATTCAATTTCGACAATATTTTTTGGATTTCATGGCTTCTTATCAGGTCGCTAGGTTTAAAGTTGAACATGCTGTTGGAATGAATAAAGATAGTTATGAATGGAATCAATTAGCGAAAGAGTTGTTGAATGTGTCTCCTCTGATTGTTACTGGTGATTATTCTAAATTTGGTCCTACATTAATGCACAAATGCGTAGCTGCTAGTTTTGATATTATATTTTCTTGGTATAAAAGGTATGACTTGGATAGGAAAAATGATGTAATAAGAGAGTGTATGGCAAGAGAAGTTATGAATAGTTATCATTTGTGTTTGAATCTTATATATAAAGTCTTTTGTGGTGGTCCTTCTGGATCGTGTATTACTACTATTCTTAATAATTTTGTTAATTGTCTCTATATTAGATGTGTTTGGAATTATTCTTTGCGAAATTTATATAGTGGAACTGAATTGATAACTATGTCTGATTTTCGTCGTTATGTGAAACTCATTGTTTACGGTGACGATCTCATAATGGCGGTTGACGGAAAAGTTATTGGATGGTTCAATGGATCCACATGTCAATCTGTTTTT